AGTCTTTACAGTTGAAGATCGCGGCGGAGCCATCAAAGGAAATAGGTTGGACATCTGGTTTCCGTCTCATGAGGAAGCTCTCAAGTTTGGAGTCAAGAGACTGAGAGTGGAGGTTTTTGAAATAGAAAATGATAATTGAATGGTTGATCCTGGACTAGTCATGGGTTCCCTTCAATTTCCCCATATGCTAAAATACAGTTAGCGCCTCACGGCTCTTTTTTTATTGAACTTGGTGGTGCCCTTTTGGGCGGGTGCAAATACCCAGTAAAAGAAAAACCGCCAGGGTGGGGGCGGTGGGTGAAAGAGGAGAGGGAGAGGCTATGGAAATCAAGATACACTGCGCCTACGATGATCTGGTTGAATTACATAGATTAATCCCGAATCCGCGCAACCCGAATCAGCATCCGGAGCAACAGATAAAGCTGCTGGCTGAAATGATAAAATTTCAGGGGTGGCGCGTGCCCATAACAATTAAGAGCCTTAACTGGCTCTTTTTTTATACAAAAAGTCAAGGTGGTAAAGTGAATGAAAATATGTAAAATTGACATTAATAAGCTGGAACCAGCATATTACAATCCACGTAAAGACCTAAAACCTGGTGATGCAGAATATGAAAAGCTAAAACGTTCGATACAAGAGTTTGACCTTGTAGAGCCTCTGGTGTGGAATAAGCGCACTGGTAGGCTAGTAAGCGGCCATCAGCGGCTTAAGGTGCTGAAAGAATTGGGTTATAAGGAAGTTGAAGTGTCTGTAGTTGATTTAGATGAGACAAAAGAGAAACTGCTTAATCTGGCTTTAAATAAGATCAAGGGTGAGTGGAATGTTGAACTTTTAAAAGATATTTTGCTGGAACTTGATACGGGTGATTTTGATATTGAGCTTACGGGATTTGGTTATGATGAGCTGGAAGAGATGATGACAGCGATTTATCAGGAGTTTAAAAATGTTGAAATTGATTTAGAAAAATTTGAAGATGAAAGATTTAAGTACTGCTGCCCAAAGTGCGGTTTTCGGTTCAATAAATAGGCAGGTGGTATGGTGAAAGAATGGAAGTGGTATTTAGCGGATTTGAATAATGTGGAGAAAAATGGGTTAAAAGTGTTTACGACTTTTTCTTGTGGTGGTGGATCCAGTTTTGGATATAAGCTGGCTGGGTGTGATGTTATTGGCAATTTAGAGATTGATAAAAACATGAATGAGCTTTATATAGCAAATCACCAGCCGAAATACAGCTTTAATATGGATATTCGTGATTTTAATAAATTAGCAGACAGCGAGCTCCCAAGGGAGCTTTTTTGTTTGGATATTTTGGATGGATCTCCTCCTTGTTCCACTTTCTCTCTGTTGGGAAACCGAGAGAGAGATTGGGGCAGAAAGAAGAAGTTTGCGGAAGGTCAGCAGTTGCAAACATTGGATGATCTTTTCTTTTGTTTTATCGATACGGCGGCACGGCTGCGACCTAAAGTAGTTGTGGCCGAAAATGTGAAGGGACTTATTTTGGGGAAAGCAAAGGGATATGTTAATGAAATTCTAAAACGGTTTAAAGAAGCAGGGTACAAAGTGCAGTTGTTTCTTTTGAATTCTGCTTTAATGGGCGTTCCTCAGGCAAGGGAACGAGTGTTTTTCATTGCCAGACGAGAGGATTTGGGCTGGCCGGATTTGAGATTGTCTTTTTATAAAAAGCCTGTGCTGTTTAAAGAAGTTGAAGCAGAAGTTAAAAATGTATTGGGGGAACCTATTGCGCCAAGAATACGCAAATATTTTTTTAAAACGCCGGCAGGGAAAAAATTGAGTTATGCGCATCCTAGGGGATCTTACTTTATCTACAGAAAGGTGCATCCGGAAAAGGTTTGTCCGACTGTTGTAACAGGGGATGACCTTCTGCATTACAAAGAGCCTTATTATTTGTCTGATGAGGTTATTATTTGTTTGCAGACATTCCCACAGGACTATGATTTTAAAGGCCGTTCAGTGAGATATGTCTGCGGTATGAGTGTGCCGCCTTTGATGATGAAAGAGATAGCAGGACAAATTGTTGAGCAGTGGTTTAAAAGGGGGAAAGAGGGATGATCATTGAGGAAAAAAGGTTAGATGAGATTAAGCCGAATGAATATAACCCCCGTAAGGATTTGCAGCTAGGGGATCCGGAGTATGAGAAACTGAAACGATCTATTCAGGAATTTGGGAATGTGGTTCCTCTTGTGGTGAACAAAAGGACAGGTAGGATTGTGGGAGGGCATCAGAGATATAAGGTTTTAAAAGAATTGGGATTTAAAACAGTTCAGTGCGTTGTTGTTGATTTGGATGAAAGAAAGGAAATGGCGCTTAATATTGCTCTCAATAAAATTGAAGGTGATTGGGATAGAGAAAAGTTGGAAACATTGTTCCGAGAGTCTGAAGAAGTGGATATGTTGTTGTCTGGGTTCGATTGGGAAGAAATTGATGAGTTGCTTGGTAGAAATAGTGAAGAAGATGTAATAAAAGTAAACCAAAGGGATAAGGAGGAAGGGGAAGAAGTTGTCTTGGTTGTTTGCCCAAGGTGTAAGTATGCAGGTTCAGAAGAAGAGTTTGAAAGCGAATAGGGGCAGGTAATTTAAATGCCTAAAAGGGGGAGGCCAACAAAGCTGACGCCAGAAATCCAGGAAGAGATTTGTCGGGTTATTCGTGCTGGGAATTACATTGAGACGGCTGCAGTTTATGCAGGAATCGAGAAAAAGACTTTATATAATTGGATGAAGCGTGGACAGGAAGAATTGGAGCGTTTAAAAAACAATCCAAAGGCGCGAATGAGAAAATCTGAAGCGCCGTATGTGGAATTTTTACACGCAGTAAAAAAAGCTCTGGCTGAAGCAGAAGTGAGGGATGTTGCTATTATAGGAAAAGCGGCGCAGGAGTATTGGCAGGCTGCTGCATGGCGGTTGGAACGGCGTTTTCCAGAAAGATGGGGTCGTAGATTAGATGTTAAGCAAGAAGTGCAGGGGCAGGTGAAGATAGAGCATGACATCGCACGGAAAATCGTCGATGATCCAGAAGCATCGGAACTTGCCTTCAAACTTTTTGAGCGTGTTGTCCAAAACGAATCCGGCAGCGATGGCTTACTACCTGACGAAAGGGAAATGGGAACCAGCTAAACACCTGCTCTATATTTCAAAACAGCTGGTTCGGCTGGCAAGGGGTGAAATCAAACGGCTTATTATTACGCTTCCACCGCGACACGGCAAATCAATGCTTGTGTCGCATTTTTTTCCTGCATGGTTTTTGGGACTGTTCCCTTACAAAAAGGTGATTTTAACAAGCTATGAGGCGGATTTTGCGGCAAGTTGGGGACGGAAAGTAAGGGACATTATAGAGGAACACGGTCAGGAAATGTTCGGAATCAGGATCCGGAATGATAGTAGTGCAGCATACAGATGGGAAATTGAAGGACATGGAGGTAGCATGTTTACCGCAGGTGCGGGAGGTCCTATTACCGGTAAGGGCGGGGATCTCATAATTATTGATGACCCGTTCAAAAACGCAGAGGAGGCCAATTCCAAGAGGATAAGGGATAAATTATGGGAATGGTTTCAGTCAACGCTTTACACCAGGTTGGAACCGGATGGAGCTCTGATAATTATTCAAACACGCTGGCATCATGATGATCTTGTGGGTAGAGTGTTAAGTTCGAGCGAATGCGAACAATGGACGACAATCAACTTCCCGGCCATAGCAGAGGAGGATGATGTGCTGGGGAGAAAGGCCGGAGAACCACTGTGGCCGGAGAGATTCGATACAGAGACATTGGAGCGGATTAAGAAGACGATAGGCAGCTATTGGTGGAACGCTCTTTATCAGCAGAGGCCTTCACCGGAGGAAGGAGCAATATTCAAGAGGGCGTGGTGGCAGTTCTATAAGGTTATGCCGGATAGATTCGATGAGGTTATTCAGAGCTGGGATATGAGTTTTAAAGAGACGGCAAGCGGCAGCTTTGTGGTTGGGCAAGTCTGGGGGAGGATAGGCGCAAACAAATATCTGCTCGACCAGATCAGAGACAGAATGGATTTTCCGACAACGATACAGGCGGTCAGGGCATTAACTGCTAAATGGCCACAAGCACATGCAAAACTGGTTGAAGATAAAGCCAATGGCCCTGCGGTAATTGCTACTCTTAAAAGAGAAATTCCTGGACTAATTCCAGTGAAGCCTCAAGGGAGCAAAGAGGCCCGGGCAAATGCGGTATTGCCTCAAATTGAAGCAGGCAACGTTTATCTTCCTGATCCAAGTATAGCACCGTGGATACATGATTTTATTGAAGAATGTGCGGCTTTTCCCAAAGGAGCACATGATGACCAGGTGGATGCGATGACACAAGCTCTTTTAAGTTTGATAGGAAATGTAGAGCCAAGAATAAGGGTTTTATAAAGGCGGTGATGAATTTGTTTGAACGATTTAAAAAGTGGTTTCAGAAACAAAGCCAGACAACAAGAGCAATAGTGGCAACGACATTAGGGCAACCGCAATGGACACCGAAAAATTATGCCAGCTTTGCAAAGGAAGGCTACCAGAACAATGTCTATGTTTATGCCTGCGTACGACAAATTGCAATGGCTGTGGCGGGCATACCGTGGATAGTGTACCGGAAAGGCAGGCGTGCAGTTGAGGAGTTGGAAGACCATCCGTTAGCAAAGCTGCTCCAGCGGCCCAATCCCTGGCAGGGCGGGGCGAGGTTCATCGAAAACGTGGTGGCCTATCTGATGCTCTCGGGGAATAGCTACATCGAAGCGGTAGGGCCGGAGATGGGAGTGCCCAGGGAATTATATGCGCTTAGGCCCGACAGGATGAAGGTGCTACCGGGGAATGCCCAGCAGATTGTAGCTGGCTATCAATACACTGTCGGGGGGACGACGGTTACTTTTAGCCCAGATGAAATTTTGCATCTAAAGCTGTTCAATCCGCTTGACGACTGGTATGGGATGTCGCCAATAGAAGCGGCGGCAAGAAGTATAGACCAGAATAATGAAAGTCGAGCATGGAATGTAGCGTTACTTCAAAACAGTGCAAGGCCGCCGGGAGCGCTAGTGACGGAGCATGAGCTTACGGAGGAGCAGTACAACCGGCTGAAGGAGCAGGTGCAGGAGCATTATGCTGGCAGCAAAAATGCTGGCAGGCCCTTGTTGCTGGAGGGTGGCCTCGACTGGAAGGAGATGGGCCTATCTCCCGCCGATATGCACTGGCTGGAAGGCCTCAAACTTTCAGCACGTGAGATTGCCATAGCCTTCGGGGTGCCGCCTGAGTTGATAGGCGATAGCGAGAACAAAACTTACTCCAATTGGAGTGAAAGTCGTAAGGCATTTTATGAGGAAACTGTCTTGCCGCTGATGGATTGGTTGCGAGATGAGTTGAATAACTGGTTGGTACCGAAATTCGGAGATGATAGAATATATCTTGACTATGACAGGGACGAAATAGAAGCCTTGCAGGAAGACCGATCTGCGGTCTGGGAGAGGGCTATGGAAGCTGTTAAAATTGGAGTGCTAACGCCAAATGAGGCAAGGTTATTGTTGGGGTATGAGGAAGTGCCCGGGGCTGATGTGCTGATGATGCCGGGCAATATGATGCCGCTCGCTACCATAGGCGGGGATGTGACGGAGGAGTAGGAGATGATGCTAAAAGCCGACCCATACGGGCGAGATAAACCATCCCCCATTCCTAACCCAACGGCAACGCCTCCCGGCGAGCCGGTTCCGGGCTACGAGCCGTACATCCCGCCCTGGCTCAAGCCCATACCGATAAACACGAGAGATGTTCTTTTGGAATTGCGCAGATATTTAGACGCACGTGAACCGAAGATAAGGCGATGGCTTTATTCAACGTGGAACGCCGAACGAGACGCGATTAAATACCAAGAATTGAGGAATGCGATCCGGGACAAAGAGATGCCGCTGGAGTGGCTTTTGCAATGGCAGCAGGATTACTCCCGCTTTGTGGTGGAGGTACTGGAGCCGGAATGGAAGAAGGCTATCCAGAGCGCAGGTGAAAAGCTGGGCGAGGACATAACCGAGTACGCTGGCAGGCCGTTCGGTTTCACTCCAACCGGGCGGCGCATCGAGGAGTGGATACAGGTTAGGGGCGGAGAGCTGGCTGTGGCCCTGTCCGATGCCCAGCGTGATGCGGTGCGTGCTATCCTGCGCTACTACACGGTAGATAAGCCAGTAGGTCCAGATGAGCTAGGCAGGATACTGCGGCCAGTCATCGGTCTTACACCAAAGCAGGCAGCGGCTGTAGTGAGGTTCAGGGAAAATCTTATTGCCGAGGGCCTGCCGCCTAAGAAGGTGGAACACCAGGTGCTTAATTACGCCGGATTTCTCCACCGCTACCGGGCCGAAAGGATTGCCAGAACCGAGCTGGCCTTTGCCTACAACTTCGGCCAACTTGAGGCGGTGAGGCAGGCGAAAGAGCAGGGTTACTTTGGCGGTGAGGTGGTTAAGGTCTGGCTCACTGCTGACGACGAAAGGGTTTGCCCGCATTGTGGCCCGCTGGACGGGCAGGTGGTGGGGCTGGAGGAGACATTTCCAGGGCTGACGGCGAAGCTGCCCTACGTCTACACCCCGCCTAGCCACCCCTTATGTAGATGCACGGTGGGCTATGAAGTCTTGGAAAGGAGGGTGTAATGTGGAACAACGTGGTTTTAAGTTTGATGTTAAGTCGATAGACGAGCAGGGCATTTTTGAGGGGTACGCCGCCGTTTTCGGAAACGAAGATTTAGGCGGCGATATTATTGAGCCGGGCGCTTTCAAAAAGACGCTACAGGAAAACCCGAGAATGCCTATTTTGTGGCAGCATGACCCAAGAGAGCCGATAGGCGTTACGCTGGAGGCTTATGAGGACATGCACGGACTCCGGGTACGGGGTCAGCTTAACCTAGAGACAAGCCGGGGGCGAGAGGCTTACGCTCTGCTGAAGCAGGGAGCTTTGAAAGGGCTTTCCATCGGCTACGATGCGGTGAAGGAAATCTGGGAGGGTTCGAAACGTAGGCTGAAGGAAATCCGCCTCTGGGAG